GTCAAACCATATCCCGCAGCGAAAGCTGGTGTGTTTAGTTTTAACTGCGGTTTACAGTGTCCCTGACCATTGATAAAAGTCTCACAGTCAGGGGGATTTGGTGGGTTGTGTCTCTCTGCGATGGTGGTGAAATCTTCCCACTCAAGTCCGCAGTTTTCACATACGTAATCGTAATTTGGCATTATCTGTAAAAAATGTGTGAGTCGAACTGAGCTAACTTTCGTTTAGTCTTAGACCACTTTGGATACTTCTCCATCCACGATGCGTGGTAGAACAAGGCTCCGTCTGTAATGTCGACATGATCCTTGTGGTAGTAGTCGTTTACAAAGTATTTACTGAATTCGATTATTTTGTTAAATTTCTTCTCGTTGCGTATTGCGTCAGATTTTCCATCACAGTACCACGAGAACTGGCACCTGTTCCTTAACGGAACAAAGTCCCTCAGTTTTGCATTGTAGTAATGTTTTCCCTCATAAACCACATCACAAATGGATGAAGGGAATCTATCACTCTTTACTCTGTTTAGTGTAACTTGTGCTACGGCCATCTTTCCACCAGTGGAGAGTGACCGAGCCTCAAAATAAATGTTTCGTGCCAGGCAATCGACTTGGTCATCGAGAACCACAGCGGTCTTCATTTTTACAGGTTGGAATAAATCTTCCGTTTCGTTATTAGTCGCGTTCCCACTAATGATAGGTAATACTAGGATCAGTGCTAACGTCAGCAGTAAGTGTTTCGTTGTCTTCAGCATAAGCTTCCTGTTTTGGCTTCAAACAGTCTGAGGGTTCAATAGTTTTGGTCGCTACTAGGAAGTCACTTTCCCATTGAACGTCCATATTCGCTTCTTCCATCAACTCATCCAACAATTCTTGTTGTCGGGTATTGTAGTCGTTGATGTTGTTGAAGATCCAGACTCCGTCTTTTGGAGTCCGTTCATCCATAAAACGAATTCCCTCTATCAAGTCTCCAATACAGTTCTCTGCATTAAAGTATACAAATCCATACTCATTCGTTCTTATTTGTTCACCTTCATCATAGTAAAATATACCTGTCTGAAAGCGTTGATAGAATTCTATGTCTTCCATCGGATAGAATAGAAAGTGTTTTTGACTTTCCAACGCCAGTTTATACAAACCAGCAAGTATCTCGATTTGGACGTTATTATCCCTCGAAACTTTGATCGAGGGATATCCTAACTTATCGTCATCCATCATGCGATACCCCATACTTCCGTATGGGTCAACGATGACGAGCTTTTTATCTAAGGGGGTAGATTGTAGGATGGTGCGTGCAGACTCACCTGTCCCTAACCCTATTTGGGCATAAGCCCCCCTCACTTCAAGATTACCGACTATACCAGATAATCTTTCATGCGGAGTTTTCATCCTTTGCAAGGTCACAGACATTTACATCACCAATTGGATAGTTTATTCGTGGCAGTTTACCAGACCTGTCTAGGTCGCGTATAACAGAATGTTGAAAGTCAATGTTACTCAGTTCCTTGTTTACCGAGCGACTTGATTTCATGGCTCTTCGGAGTCCTTTCAACTCGCTAATGATACCTTTAATTTCCTGTTCCGTCTTCCGACGCTGGCGTTCCGTCATTTGGTCTTTCTATCATACTTTGTAGTAGTTGTGCAGACTGAAGTGATTGTCCCAGAATTTCTAGGTTGTCGACTGCGTCATCGACATCACCAGTCTCCATTGCTTGCGACAGGCGAAGTCTCGCCTGTTCTGATCTAGCATTCAGTTTCGCGTTGATTGCGTTTACTGTCAATTCAATTTGTGCCACATTGTCTCCTATTTAGTACGTGGAATTTTTGGTTTCATCTTTGGGCCCGTCTTAGGTTTTGGAACATTCGGGTCCAGTAGTTTTTTCTCTTCATCTGAGAACATCTCAGGGAAAGCCTCAACGACACACTGGTCATAGATACCAGGCCACTTTGCCCGATTCTTATCCTTGAGTGCAGTCAGAGCGTCCTGTTCTGTCTCAGTCAACGTATCACACAGAGCCATGAACTGTCTCTCCCTCTGGATGTCATTCAGGTTTTCACAGGATGGTGTTCCAGAGATAAACTTGTGAAGTTCACTCAATTGATACAGACCCTTTGCTGGTACACCCTCTACCTCTTCTACCGACTTGACAGTAGGGATAGCACCGCGTGGGAGCTTGAATGTGATGTTTGGATGCAGTAGTGCTTTGAGAAAAATAGAAAGTCCTAGATTCTCGTTGAGTTGAAGTATCTTGATCTTTTCATCGTGAAACTTCTCCGTACTCACCATGTCCAGAACTTCTGGTAAGGAGAACCTTACGTCATCAGTTTTAATTGGTAAATCCATAGTATCCTTTACGCCTCCACAAAGAAGTCTTGAACATTGTCTTGCAATGTGGGTAGACGTTTTTCAATCAAATAGTTTAAAATTTTAGAATTAGAACCATGTACCGCTTCACCATAGTACAGTTCTTTTATTTGAGCATCAACCTCTTTGGGTTGTTTAGTCAGGTCTATCATCATCTCATTGCGAAGATAGTTCCTGTAGAGAGTTTCACTGAGAACCTTTTGAGGTTCAAACATTTTCCACTCTTCAAACTTTTTCTTGGATAGTGGTGTCTGTCTCCGTCCTTCGACAAATACATTATCGTCTGTCATTATGTTCGGGACTCCGTCACCAGTATCACCATAGAATATCTTTCTGGTTAGGTCGTTCTTGTCGTTCTGTTCAACGTACTTCTTCAACATCGGGTTGTACTGTTTGACAGTATCATTATGTAGTTGAGCAAAATCTCCATCAGATGAAACGATGATCACCTTGTCTTTTGAATTACGACATATGACCGCAATGATATCGTCAGCCTCACATCCGTCTAGATGCATGACACGATACGGAAAGACTTTGATTATCTCGTCTTTGATCTGGTGCATCCATTTGAATAGGAGATTCCAGTCGAGATCGTCTGACTCTCGTTTGGTTTTACGATGGGCTTTGTAGTTAGGGAAATACTTCTTTCTCCAGTTATTACTTCCGTCATAACAGAGAATCATGGTAGGACCATATTCTTCTTTGAACTGTTTCAGAATGTTCCGATACGAGTTCAGTATCACGTGTCTTACAAATGCCTCATCCTCTAGTGACCCTTGTCGTTGGGCCACCATAAGGGATGCGACAGAGATTTGTGTTGCGTCTACAAGTATTGTCAAGCAGCTTCTTCCACCTCTGTTAGTGTTTCTTCAGCGACCTCTTCCGCGAGTTCTTTCTCTACGTTCTGGTCTAACTGAGCCGAATAAGCTCTCAATAGAGCTTCCCATTGTGGTCCACGATTCTTCCACGCGTAGAACCTATCTGCATAAGCCCGTCCAAACTTCATCGTATCGACAGCCCCAGGCGAGTAGTAGGTGTTCATGGAATGGTCAAGTAGACCTGCAAGTCTCATAACGTGTTCTTCTGGTGTTCCAGGCTGATCGTAACAGATACCACAATTTGCAATGGTCTCTGGTAATGCACCATGAGCTGATGCGATGATCATGTTTCCACCATACATTGCCTCCATCACCGCCATACAGGATGTCTCTTCCCAGATGGAAGGATAGGCAAAGATGTGGTTTGTCTTCAGGAACTCACGAACCTGTTCGTTTGGCTGAACTCCGTGGTTAGTGACCCAGTCACACTCACCGATAGCCTTGAACAGTGGTTCGAATGGTTTGTTGTTGTCATCGAAACCATAGATGTCAAACCCTGAGAAAATGTTCAGTGTAAAGTCTGATCTCTTCTGTCTCAATGCACGACAAGCTTCAAACAGAATACCAAGTCCACGTTGTGGTGTGGAAGTGTAGGCTATGTTGAAGTTACCATCGGCGTCTTCATTCAACGTCCATTTGTCTTCGTCACAGTCAACGTATTCTACTGCGTTGTGGATGGTGAGGATTCTGTTAGCAGGAATATTATAGTTGTACCTCTGGAACATTTCTCGCTGCCAGTGAGATACGAATATAACTTTTTCAATCCTGTCTGACTCCCAGTCATTTGTCCTGAGATGTTCATACATGGGATCACTATACAAGTCCTGCAGAATATAAATTGTTGGACGCGAGTCTTCAATGACCTCATCAACCCATCTACTGACGATAATATTAAATCTATCACGTAATTCCTTGGGTACGTTTTTATACAAATTTATAGTGTAAAGTTCACTTCCACCTAGCGAGTTGTACGCAGGATGGGACTCATGGGAATGCTGGGGTATTGTGAACTCGTCACCCCAGTTGTCTGTATAGACTCTTTGTATGTCTTTACTCATCGTATTCGCCATATTCATAATTAATCTCGTAGATGTCACCATCTCCGTTTTCGTCAATGTCTTCTTGCTCTGAGTCTCTATCTAGGTAAGACAGTTGATCAGTAGCATCAATGTGACGATCATGGTCAGGGTCATCTATTGCTTCTGTAAATTCATCCCAAGTGAAGTTGTTCTCTTCCAACCACTCTGAACTGATGTCGTAGTTGTAAGTTTTCTTTACTCGTGGATATGCAATCTCTGTAACATAGTATTCTGTCATTGTACAATTCTGGAAACAGGGTCACCTAGTCCATCCTGTGTATACTGATAGTCGTATATCTCAGAATTTTCTAGTTTACGAATCATGACCTCTGGTGCTCTCATACCAGTGGTCGTATCATAGATAAACTCAAACCGCTCAGATGTATCAAAATCCATCTCGACTTTGATGTTGACCACTTTGAGGTCTTTGAGATCAAAGTGGGAATCCATCTTGGCCAACATCTCCATCAGTTGCACTCGTACTTCGTATGCGTCTGACTCTTTGTTCATTTAGCGTACCAGATTAAATGTTTTGCAATTCTACAATTCGTACTTTCAACTGTCTTGAACTTTTTGAGAACCGACTTCAATCCAGTCTTAGTCACACCCTTCAGGAGTAACTTACGAAATGTCTCTTTGTCACTGTTAGAACGTAGAGGGGCTTTGTACCATTCTAGACTGGTAACATTTTTAAGTGTGGAACCTGAGATGGAGAGTCCAGAAACGGACTCAGAAAGGAATCGTTTAATGTCACCTTTTGGAGTAACGGCCCAGACTTCTTTTGCACCGATAATCTTGACCTTGTCTATACTCTTCGCATCATCAATATCAATCACTTCAAGCTTCTCTACGAGCTTGCCAATGTTCTTATATTTAGTTCCCTTCTTTGGACCCTTCTTGGACTTGTGGATCTTGACGAACTGTTCCGCCTGAGTCTTCAGATTCTCGTGGAACTTCAGGAGAGCGATGATCTGTTTCTTTGACAAGTGAGCGTACGCTTCACAGAAGTCCTTGTCCAGTCCCTCTTGAACCAGATAGAACTCAGCCATGTAGATACCCAGACGATCAGTCACGATCTCTACGTGTTTGGGTTTTGCGTTGGACTGTTCTAGGAATGTGAACAGGTCATACTCACCCTTGAATCCATCGTCAATGAAATCGTCTACCCATCCGTCAATCTCTGACATGATGTTGGACGCCTTCTCATCGATACCTTCCTTGATGAGTGTGGCGAATGACTTCTTGGTTGATGGTTCCTTGGTCTTCTCTTCCTGTTCTTTCAGGTCAGCGATGTAGTCGGACTGATCGATACCACGCTTGATCCAAGCCTGCATTCGGGACAGTTCCTTGTGTTTCATTGGGATACCATTCATGTCCATACGGGCAATCCACCCATACGCATTTGGAATGAAATACTTAGGACACTTCTTCAGTTTCTTGATCTGCCAGTCCTTGTATTCGTTCTGCATACACCACTCAACCAGATACTTCATGGCGTCCTCACAGGACTTTGCACGAGCATACCAGTTCAGGGCATCATGGATACTGAACTTCTTCGTATTAGAAGGTTCAGGACCATAGGCCATATCTTCCGTGATTTGTTTAGCGGTCTTCCTCATAGTTACTTTCTTCAATGTTTTAGTAGTCATTATGCAGTCTCGGCTTGACGTTGTTGGGATTGATAGAATCGTTTCATACGACGCAAGTTTACCTTACGTTTCTTACGGGCCAGTTGAAGATGAAGGCGGGACGCTCGGTCTCGAAAGTCGATACCTTGTGTGTGGTCATACTCGTGACAAAATACACGAGCGGTGAACTCACCAAGGACAGTGTCTACAGTCTCGCCGTGGGAATCCATGTAACTTACACGGACAGTAGCAGGACGTTTGACTTTGACAATCAAGCCTGGGTAGGAGAGACAACCTTCCTCAGCCAGAATTTGGTCTGGACTGTAGGACAGTATCTCTGGGTTGAAGGCTACTTTATCAGTGAACTTAGTTCCATCGTATTCTTTGAATGCGAAGGCCGACATATTGTAACCCAATTGGGATGCAGTGATCCCGACTCCGTTATGTTCATTCATGTTGTGAATCAACATCTCGGCAATATCTTCTGTGTCTCCTTGGACGTATTCCATCTTTTCAAGGACAATGCCGTGAGCAGCATCAAAATCGTTATTCAGGACAACATCGTGGTTGAGGTCGCCCCCATATGCATAATTATTCATAAATCTATTATAGTGTTTTGGGTTACATTACGTGTTCGACAATTCTCATGTCGCGGTCTTCTGGGATGTCAATCCATCTCCAGTTACCAGTTCCAGACATAGGTTCCACACAAATCTTGGTGGACAGAATGGACGAGTTACCACCATCTACAGTGACAACTTCCCACCACTCTCCGTTCTCACGGACCCTGTTCTTACCATGTCGGTTGACTCCAACCAACCTGACTTCGTCACCTACAAAGAATCTTTCTTCAGCCATATTACACCTCAAAGTTAGCAAAGTGATCAAACAGTTCGTCTTCAGCGTCTTCCATCTCCATGATGGAATCGATTGCCTCAGAGATTGCGACCTCATCGTTGAAGTCAATAATGTTGATTTCGTTTTCCATAATCACCTTTCGTTTGGGTTATCTCTCAATCACTGTATAAATAGTATACGGCAACTCAGAGAATATGTCAAGTGAAATC